GTAGAGAGGCGCTGTGAAAATAGTGAATTTTTAAAACGGTATATTACTAGTACCAGATTCACGGACATTAGATGGTACTTTAAAAATGCTGAAGGTAAAGAATTTGTTGTTACTGGACATGGTGCGAAGACCGGTGTTCGTGGTACAGTTGAATTGAATACGAGACCTCAACTTGCAGTACTTGATGATTTGCTAGGAGATGAAGATGCTAGGTCCGCAACGATTATTGAAAATGTTGAAAATACTGTTTACTCGGCCATTGACTATGCGTTACATCCTAATAAGAGGAAGATTATTTGGTCTGGAACTCCGTTTAATGCTAAAGACCCTTTGTACAAAGCAATTGAATCGGGTGTCTGGCACGTTAATGTATATCCAGTTTGTCAGGCATTTCCGTGCTCTCGTGAAGAATTTAAAGGGGCTTGGGAGGATAGGTTTAGTTATGATTATGTAAATAACCAATATATTAAGTCCAAAGGCGCCGGACAATTAGACTCATTTAACCAAGAGTTAATGCTACGTATTACATCAGAGGAAGACAGGCTAGTTCAAGATTCAGATATAATCTGGTATAACCGCAGTAACGTATTGAAAAATCAGGGTGCTTATAATTTTTATGTAACTACTGATTTTGCTACTAGTGACAAACAGCATGCTGACTTTAGTGTAATTAACGTATGGGCGTATAATAATAACGGCGATTGGCTCTGGGTAGATGGATTTTGTAAAAGGGCCCTGATGGATCATACTATTGATGAGCTATTTCGTTTAGTTCAGGAATACAAACCACAAGAAGTAGGTATTGAAGTTACTGGGCAACAAGGTGGTTTTATTAGTTGGATCCAAAATGAAATGGGACAACGTAATAATTATTTTACTTTGTCTAAAGGAAAAAATAGTAATACAATAGGTATTAGACCTACTAAAGATAAAATGAGTAGGTTTCAGCAGAACGCTGTTCCGCTGTTTAAATCTAAAAAAATTTGGCTGCCCGAAGAATTAAAAGACAGCCAGGAACTTGAAGAGTTGCTTTTTGAGTTATCTTTAGCTACTCTAAAAGGGTTTAAAAGTAAACACGATGATCACATAGATACAATTACTATGTTGGCGGAACTAAATGCATGGAAGCCGAGTGAAGTAGGACCACAAGAAGAAAATGAAGACGAATTAGAAAATTCAATTATGTGGGGTGATGATGGCAGTACCAAGAAAGCAGGAGACAGTTCCTACTTTGTTTAGTAACTCTCGCCTCAACCCGAATGGGTTGATGTGTGCCTCCTGGATAGGTGAGGGTTTGGTAGCCCTTGCCTATCCCCCTTCTTAGAGGATGATATGAAAGTTTCTGAATATATTGATTACTTAGCTACTGGAGAATGCAGCAAGCTTGCTATTGCTAGTGTTGGCGACATGTCCGCTAATCCAAGCCCAGCGCCTTCTGCAGTACAGTTAGTTAACCAAAGTAAATTTATTAATTATGTAAATTTAGCTAATTTAGCTTTGCATAAACGATTTCATTTAATGGTAAAAACATATGAAATGGATAGTCCATTAAACGGGGAAGAATATACTTTACCTTCGAATTTTCTTGTTCCTATCCACGCATATTATGCTTCAGATTACGTACAAGTACCTATTAAAGATGATTCGGTAAAATTAGTATCTGATATAGATCATCATGTGTCTATTCTTATACCTGAACCGTTCAAAGCAGTTATTAAAGGTACTGATGCAGAAACACCTGTGCGTACTCAAATTCTCTTAAAATACGCAGCAGCACCTACAAAAGCTAAAACAACCTACGCAGATTTAAAAATTAATGAAGTATATACAGAAGCATTGCTGAATTACTCCGCATATAAAGCACATGGTGCTATTAGTGGAGATATGAAAGATGAAAATAATACTTATTATCTTCGATATGAAGCTAGCTGCAAACAGCTTATTAATTCTGGTATGTGGGGAAATAACGATATTGAAATTAATACTAAACTAGAGGATAACGGATTTGTATAATTAATTTGACATTTTAGAATATTGTATTATTCTACACCCGCAACCATTGCCAATGCTGAGAACAACCTCCTTAGGAGTTAATAATGGCATACTATGCAGATATCAATCTCGTGGCTAATGATACAAAGCCAGAGATCAACCTAATATTAAAAGACAACAGTACCGCCGCAGCTGGTCTTACTCTAGACCCTGATGATTCCTCTACCTGGGCTTTAATCGATATTTCCGATCCCACCATTGTAGTAAAATTCCGTGCTTTAGGCACATCAGCTATTTTAGATACGCTAGCTTGTACAAAAGTTGCTCCATATACGAATGGGGCATGTTTTATGACATGGGGGGCTGATACTTTAGACGTTTCTGCTGGTACTTACGAAGGTGAAATTGAATTAACTTATGGTGATGGAGGTATTTTAACTTTATTTGACAGACTTAAATTTAAAGTAAGGGCTGACTTTTAATGATTACTGCAGAGGTTAGTCATGTCAATGCTGATACGGAAGTTGTATTAGAATACAACAGTAAAAATAAATTACCTACTGATGATGTAATACTTAGTGAAGATTTTTCAAAAGTTACGGTTTATAGTAGATCATTTACTGATACTATAACGACCACTGATTTACCAGAAGTCGGGCAGATACATAAAACATATCCTGCTCACTCATTTAGTATCGGAGATGAAGTTGAAGTAGCAATGCACTTTAATTTGTTACTTACTGACGCGATATCTGGCATAAGTGATGCAACTGTTTGGACTATTGGTAAAAATGTTGTTGATTCTATTAATACAAGCGACACTCCAACTATCGGAGAAATACACCGTGTTAGTCCGACAGATGGTGTAACAGCTTCTGATGTACTAGTAGCTGATTATGATGGAATGCTTAATACGAACATGCTGAATACGCGTGTACTATCGGTGGGTAGTTTAGAAGTCAGTGTTACTGACATACAGATAACATAGTATAATACATATGATTAGATAATTTTATTAAACGGAGCTTATTATGAACACACAAGATGGAATTGCTCTTACAGGCAAATTAACAATTTCTCTTAATGATGAAATTGTACAAGAGACTAAGAATCTCGTTGTTACCGCCGGTAAAGAATGGGTAGCTGCTAGAATGAAAGATACTTCTACTGTAATGACTCATTTGGGTATTGGTACTGGTTCTAACGCGGCAGTTGTTGGAGATACTGATCTACAAACATCAGTTACACGAGAATTGTTGTCTACTGCTGGTGGTACAGTAGCCGGAGCAATTATTACATTTGCGTGTACTTACCCGGCAGGTACAGGTACAGGCGCGATAACAGAAGCAGGTATTTTTAATGCTAGTTCGTCAGGTACTATGTTAGCTCGAACTGTATTTACTGTTGTTAATAAAGGCGCGCTTGATAGTATGACAATTAGTTGGGCAGTAACTATTTCTTAGGAGAATACTTGTGGCAACTAAATTTTCAAATAATGCTTTTTCAACATTAAGTGCTGGTATTAATGGTAGCGTTACAACATTTGATGTAGCTAGTACATCTACGTTTCCTGATATCACTGATCCGGCTGATCATATGTACCTGACTATAGTTGGTTCCAGTGATCTTGAAATTGTTAAAGTAACCGGTTTATCAGGTAGTACATATACATGTGTACGTGGACAGGATGGTACATCAGGTATTGCTGCTAATGGTGGGGATCGTGTTGAACTTAGAGTTACATCAGCTATGTTGACTGACGCACTTTCTGAAGCAGGACCCGAGCACATAGGTGCGGGATTTTCAATTGCTATGAGTATTGCTTTATGAATTTTAGATTAATTTGTTATGGAATAATCCTAATAGGTCTTATATATTTAGTAATGGAGATGTCAAATGGCACAAAATTTTAGAAGATATATAGCGAGAAATGTAGGGACTTCTCCGGCTACTCTTTTTACTGCAGATAGTTTTGATACAGTGATTGGTGTTAGATGTGCCAATATTCACGCATCTTCTGCTGCACTAATAGACGTTTATATAAACGATGGTACTAACGATTACTATTTAATTAAAGCTGCCCCAGTCCCTGTTGGCGGTAGTCTTGAATTAATAGATGGTGGTGCTAAATTTGTTGTAGACACCGGTGATATATTAAAAGTTGTATCAAATGTTGCTACCTCAATTGATGTTTGGGTTAGTGTTGTTGATGCAATTAGTTCATAAGGAGATGAAATGGGTTATATAGGTCATACACCAAATTGGACTGCACCTACAGCTGCTCCTCCAATAAGCGGAGCGGACATTACTGACGATTCTCTAGAATCAGTAAAAATTAAAGCAGGTACAATTGTAGATAGTGATATTAATGCATCGGCAGCAATAGCACAAAGTAAGTTAGTAGATATAGTTAACGCTGATGTCGATGCTAGTGCCGCTATAGCTACCTCTAAAGTATCTGGTGCGGTTACTTCAATTGCATCTCATGGTTTAGCTACTTCTGCAACTACCGATACAACTAACGCTGCAAACATTGGTAGCGGTACATTACCAGATGCCAGATTTCCAGCTACGCTACCCGCTTCTAGTGGAGCAAATTTAACAGCACTTCCCGCAGGAAATATAACAGGAGTAATCCCAGCAACTAATCTAGGCACAGGAACTGCTAATTCTGGTACGTTCCTTAATGGAGCAGGAGCTTACTCAGAAGCAGGTGGTGCATGGGCAGTAAAATCAAGTGGTACTTTGACAACATCTTCTGGATTAGAGGTAACAGGAGTTACTGGTACTACTATGATTTTTCTAAGTGTAAAACAAAGTGGCACCCATGCTTCAATCCTCATGCGTACTAGTTCGGATGGTGGAACTACTTATGACAGTGGTGCTAGTGATTATTACAGGAGTAATTGGGATTTAATCCACGCAGATAGTACCCCATCATATAATAAAAGTGATTTTGCTTCTTTTTTATGTCACGGTGCTAAAGGTTCATCTAACCCAGGTGGAGACGGTTCAAATAGTACTGGTGAGTATATAAGTATGAGAATAACTATTATTCGACCACAAGATTCTACTGAGACTCAATTTCTCTCTGAATATACTGGTATAGCTAATAGCGGTGGTGGAGATATGGGATTTCATGGGCATTCAGGAGGGTATAGAAAAACAGCAGGTGTTTCAAATGCATTTCAAATTTTCTCATCTAGTAGTGGAACTATGACAGGAACTTACGAAATTATACATTTATGACGAAGCACACGCATAATTAATAGAACGGAGATAAAATGGGTTATATAGGAAATGAAGTAAATTATAGAAATGTTACCACAATGGTAGCAACAGGTGATGGGTCTGATACAACTCCTATAGCTGCTCTTGATTATAGTGTGCCAACAGCTAATGCCATTATTGTAACACTAGATGGTGTAACGCAAGTCCCTAATGTAGATTATAACGTTAGTGACACAACTCTAACTTTTACTACGGCACCTGCTAATGGAGTAAACATACTGGTCTTATTTTTCGGGGGTACATCTATTGGTATTGGTACTCCTGCGGATGGAACAGTTACTAATGCTAAAATGGCCAGTAATTCTGTAGATTCTGCAGAATTAATAGCAGGAGCAGTTGATGATAGCCATATTAGTGAAATGGCAGGTAATAAATTAACAGGTACTGTAATTGCTAAAGGCGATAGTGGAAGTTCTACTGATGGAAAGATTACTCTTAATTGTAGTCATAATACGCATGGTGTAAGTATTCAGAGTCCTGTACATGGCGCAGCAGCTAACTATACTTTAACTTTACCAACTACTGATGGAAATGCTGATGAGTTATTACAGACTGATGGAGCAGGAGTACTTAGTTGGGCAGTAGATTCTGGAGGCGGGCCTTCTTTAGGTACAGATCATGTTATTAGAACTAATAAAACTGAAATTAATGAGAACATTACGTTTCCAGTATCCGCACCTTTTTATAACGGATCAAGTGTCGGCCCAATTACTATAACAGGAAGTTATACAGTAACGGTTCCTGCAGGGAACACGTATACCATAATTTAGGGGAAAATAAATGGCTTCAAAGATAAAGGTTGACGAAATCGAAACGGTTGACGGGTCTGGGAATATAACCGTAAATCAACCGTTGTCTGGATCAGGTGCAGGATTGACAAGTTTACCAGCGGGGAATTTAACAGGAACGGTTGCACTTGCAAACGGTGGGACTGGTATAACGGCTGTTGGAACGAGTGGCAATATTCTGACAAGTACTGGATCAGCGTGGGCTAGTACGGCTCCTGCTGGTGGTGGTTTCACTCTTAAAGGTTCACCAGTTGCTACAACTTCAGGAAGTAACATAGATGTATCTGGTTTTCCAGCAGGGATAAGTATGTTGGTGATTGGTTTTATGGGAGTTGGTTTTGCTGCTAAGGCTCAGCTAAATGTCCATATGGGAACTGCATCTGGATTAGTAGATGGAAGCGGCTACCAAGGTGGTTCTGTGCAGTTAAGAGAGTCGGCAAATCCTGATGCTGTAGATTCCACTTCTGGTTTCACTATAAATGAGCATCATAGTAGTGCGGCTCCTATTTATGGACAAATGATTATAACAAGAATGAATACATCTCATGCGTGGACAGCTTCCTATAGTATGTATCTTCATACTTACGAAAATGTTGTTGGTGGTGGCTATCATTCAGGTTTAGGAGGAGAATTTACTCAACTACGTCTGCGTGGTGGGGGTAATACCTTTAATGCCGGCTCAGTTAATTTTGCTTATTTATTGTAGGAGAAACATATGTATATAGCTATTGTAGAAGTTACAGATAATAAAAAATTAGCACGGTATCAACCGTGCAAAACAGAGGCAGATGCAATTGCTCATTCAGAAAAGTATGGTGGCTTTGTTGTAAAAGATATCGGTGGTAATAGTGATTTTTGGATCGTTGATAAAGATAAAAAAACAATCACTCAAGATACTGTTACTGAAAATCGAGCTAATGTTATAAAAGATGCTACGGCAGAAATACACAGATTAGAATCTACAGTCACTCCAAGACGAATAAGAGAAATGACAACTGCTGATGGAGCTAAATGGGTAGACAATATTGAAAAATTAATTGCAATAGAGAGAGCAAAACTTTAGGAGAAAATAAATGCCACAACTAGATTTTAGTGGAGCGGACTCGAAGATCTCCGCAGATAAAATACAGGGACAAAGCGGAACTACCGTCACAGTTCCTACTGGACATAAGATTGCAGGGACTGATGCTAACTCCATAACGATTAACGGTGTGAATGCGGTTGCGGTAGCTCACGGAACGAGCGGAAATGTTTTAACGAGTACAGGTTCAGCGTGGGCTAGTAGTACTCCCGCTGGTGGTGGAGCTTGGACTCTTATAGAATCAACAAGTATTACAAGTGCCGTAGCATTAGTAGATATTACAGGTTTAACTAGTACATATGATACTTATGCTTGTATCTTCGCTGATATTAAGGTCGCTACTGATGGGGCTGGGCCGAGATTAAGACTAGGTGATGCAAGTGGAATTGATACAGGTGGTTCAGACTACTCTTGGATTGATTTTGACCAAACATCATCTAATGCAAGTGGTGGTACTAATGCAAATGCTAGTACAGACGAAATAAGGGCTGGTGATGTTGATTGTGGTAATGCCTCAGGTGAAGGTATGGGCGGTATGTTTTTTATTTACAATCCCACAGATACAACTATTCAGACAATTCTTAGTGGAACGACAGTAGCGATTACTAACTCAGGTCTTTTGCAAGTTCTTCGTTTTGCTGGTAGACGTACATCAGCTATCGCAATTGACAGGGTTCGGTTTTATCTAAACACAGGTAATATCGCAAGCGGAAGATTTACAGTTTGGGGAATAGCACACGCATAATTAATTAATAGGAGAAAATAAATGGCAGTAGTAATAAATGGAAACGGAACGGTCACAGGAGTAACGACTCTGCCTGATGGTATTGTGACTAATGATGATTTGGCAGGGTCTATAAATCAAAGTAAATTAGCAGGATCTATAGATCAAAGTAAATTAGCAGGGTCAATTCCTCTATCCAAACTAGCAACTACTGGAACTGGTTCAAGCTCAAATTTTCTTAGAGGGGATGGTGCTTATGCAGAGGCTGGAGGGGGTGCATGGGAAGTACTGGAGAGCGTTACTATAAGTACAGCTGTAGCTTCGGTAGATTTTGATGACCCTGCTTATTTTCCTTCTGGTAGTAGTTCTTATGCTATTACTTTTTCAAATGTTCGTCCTGCAACTGATAATAAGCAGATACATTGTCGTTTTGGAGATTCATCAGCATTTTGGACGGATAGTTCCTATAGTTTTCATCTTGGAGAAACTAGTTCTCAATCCAATACTTATTATTCCCAAGCTGGTAACTATACAACTCACATGAGGCTATGTCCTAATCAGGGGAGTGAAGTTAGAGAGGCATTTGGTGCAACTATATTTTTACATGGAATGAGTGATGCAAATATTGCACCACGATTAGTTGGTACTTATACGTCCTCGAATGATGGTGGGGGAGCTATAAATGGACATATCGGCGGGGCTCGTATGTTGTCTAATACTAATAATGCCACACAAAGATTTCAATTTTATTATGATAGTGGCAATATCCAATCTGGAAAAATTACACTTTATAAAATTAAAACTGCTTAATTAATAAACAGGAGAAAATAAATGGCTAGAATGAAAAATGTTAACGGAGTTAATATGCCTCTAACGGCTAAGGAAGAAACTCAAAGAGATGCAGAAGAGAAAGCTTGGGCTGATGCTAGACCAGCTAGAGAAATGGAAATGATTCGTAGCCATAGGAATGGTTTATTGTCAGCTACAGATTGGACAGCTAATTCTGATGTGACTATGAGTGCAAAAATGAAAACTTATCGTCAGATGTTAAGAGATGTCCCAGCCAGCAATACAGTATATGAAGATGTTGATTGGGGAACTAAACCGGCGTAAAACTGTAGGAGTAGAAAATGAGTGTAACTAAAGTAACCGATAATTTACGTGATGTAACAGCTGT